AGCCGATGTACAACGGGAAGATCGGACCGTCGCTGCTGTAGCTAATGAAGCCGGAGCTGTCAGGATTAGTCGCACCATTGCGGATCAGCGTGGCGGCGGCGACATCGAGCATCTCCTGAGTCAGCTCGGAGGTGGACTGATTGAGCGCCTGACCAGCCGATCCGGTCTGAATCCAGGGGAACTCATTCACGCCAGACGGAATCGTCTCAACCTGAGTGAAGGACGAGTCGGCCACAGCCTTGATGGCGAACTTGGCGAAGGTGTTCTGATAACGAGTCTCCCAAGTGCGCTGAGCGCGGATCGAGAGCTTCTCCAAGTACACGCGCAGGAACGCCTCGACGCGATGGTCGAAGGTCAGATCGTCCTTACACAGGAGCGGACCTTTGAGGGCGAAACGCTCAGGACTCCAGGTGACGGCATTGTAGCCGACCGGAACGTCATTGTAGGTGACATCGCAAGCGCCGCCGTTGTCGCCGGGGTTACCGCTCGCAAGGGTAATGGCCGACCACTCCTCAGCCGCAGTCGGCTCGATGGAGGTGGTGGTGAACGAGGTCTGGGTCAGACCAGTACCCTGAGGATACTCGCCGCGCTCAATCATGTTGAGCCACATCGAGCGGTACGAGGCGCGTTTATAAACGTCCTGAGCGAGCGACTCGGTAGCCACCGCAAAGGCGTTGAAGACATTAGGACAAGACATGAGATGAAAAATGTAAACCGACGTTATCTGCGTTATGGCTGGCTATCCATCCACCACACGGTGGCTGATTATCCAACCGCTTCCGATGCGGAGCGTCATTGCCGCTTAGACAGTTTTGCGATGGTTGACCAAGCCTCCGCCTTGCTTAGGGTCGTTACGCGGGATGGAGCGATAGAAATGCTTATCGCGTCAATTAAAATGTGTCGTCCATAGGGTTGGCCACTAACTCCGATTGGATGGCGGCGTATGAGCGATAACCCTTAATTGTCTCGATCCGATGAGGCGCGATGATCGTCTCCCGCGCTATCATGCCACGGTAAGTGTACGGACCTGGGAATGAGCCGGTCATCAGTACATAGAAATCAACGCTATCGGTTTTCGGCCCTTTGCGCGCATCGACTAGTAGCTTTCCAGTCTCGTACTTGGTTGTTTTGACATCGATGCGATATCCCGGCGGTGGCGGGATTGTCGCGTCGTAGAGCGGATGCGGAGGATCGCGGTCGGTATCCAGATCAGGATACACATTGAACAACTTGCAGAACGCTATCTCGCCGCATATACCCTCCAAATCCACAGTCGCAGAATCCTGCGCGCTGATCTTCAGGTTGGTAATGTTGAAATGACGATTATTGCCGTTGCGATTCTTGGCGATAAAGTGGGCCAACTTCCTCTCAGCGGTTGTTAAAGATACAGTTTGACCGATTTTGATTTTGTTTATCATGGTCAAAAAGGTGGAAAATTTTTGAGGGGGGTATCGTAAACGAAGCCCACCCGCAAAGGGGGTGCCACCCTCTACCCCATAAAGTGTGCCATTCCCTAGGAAAAAGAATCCTTTTCTGTCATTAGCAAATCTAATGCAGACTATCACTTTCCCTGCGATGCACAATCGCTGTTATATTTACTTCTCGGACGGTTCTCCTGTGACTTGAATCTCCGTGATTCTATCCGGCATCTGACCCAACAGATTGATCGAAACGGACGCTTGTTCCCCTTGTTCGCTCCAGCCAAACACAAGCGCGGAACGCTTTGCCACACTGCCTAGAATCGATTCCCTGACCGATTCATCTTTGATTCCGTCCAAGTCATAGCTGTCTATGCGTTCAAGCGTGCTGGCGGCGTCTGCTGCAAGCTTTGAGCGGACAAGTGCGGACAGGCTTTCTAGGCTTTGAGTTTTCTTTTCAATGCAAACCGTTTGCATTTGCTTCCTTAACTTCGTCAGTCCCGTCCGGCTCGCTTTGGTTTGAACCGTTTCAACGCATAGCTTCAAATCGCTTGCAATCGTCGACAATTCCTCTCCCGATAGGTATCGGGCTTTAACTTCGTCCCACACTTCGCTCGGCTTCGCCATGCATGACGCATAGCGGCTTTGGTTGCGGCTTTCAACGTCCGGCTTGTGATTCCCTCGTTTTCCACCCCTCCAAAATCGATTTTTGACTTCGCCAGGTAAACGCTCTCAAAAATTTTTCACGCATTTTCCCCAATGAATCCGGCCCTTTTCACTCTCTCTCAAAAGAAAAGCAAAATTTATTTTGACTCTCTCCCCTCTCTCCCCTAGCCTGTCCGCACCAATGAAAGCAACCGAGACAATGAAGCTGATGAAGCAGGCCCGAGAAATCAAAAGCCCCAAGCATTACCAGCTTCTCTTTGGACGATTCCAAAGCTCGCTCAAACATTTGAGCGTCGACCTTCAGGACTCAGCCAATCGCGAGTTCCACCGGGTGGCGCAAGCTGGATGGAACAAACGAAACTATTAAACGCATCACCTATCGTCAGCCCATGAAAGAAAACCTCCTCACCGCCGTCGCAGAATCCGTCGCAACCGGCCTTCCCGTTGACGTCCCCATCTCATTCGAAAGCGTTGACGCAGCAATCGCCTTCCTCCGCTCCCGTTTCGTTGACGTTGATTGGGACGGTTTTCCCAATCGTGTGACTATCTTCGGTGACGATCAACGAATCGAAGGCGACGAAGACGAGGGCCTTTGGGTTCTCAACCTCGTTTTCGCTCCCGCTCACGCTCGTTTCGGAGACGTCAACGCGCTATCTAATCCATGAAAACCAAACGCATCAAACGCCTCATCATTGCAGCTGCAATCATCGCTTTCATCCTATTCCAAGCATATCTAGAAACGTCCGCCGGTTTCACACCCAACCATTAATCCAATGAACGTTCACCTAACCTTAGTCTCTTCCAACGCGAAAACCGGACCGATTCCGGTTTCCACATCGTCGGCCGCTACATGCTCCGACGCATGCCCATTCAAGAAAGACGGCTGCTATGCCGACAGCGGCCCTTTGGCTCTTCATTGGAGCAAAGTAACAAGCGGACAACGCGGTTTTGACTGGTCTTCATTCCTGTCCAAAGTCCGATCATTCCCAGCTGGCCAATTGTGGCGTCACAACCAAGCCGGAGACTTACCGGGTGTCGGTGATTCAATTGACGCAGACGCCCTTTCGCAATTGACGGAGGCAAACACTGGCAAGCGCGGTTTCACATACACCCATAAGCCGTTGACGCCAGATAACCTGTCCGCACTACGGTCGGCCAACAAGCGCGGTTTCGTTGTCAACCTGTCCGCCAACTCCGTCAATCATGCCGACCAATTGGCCAAACTAGGTCTTCCGGTTGCGGCCGTTGTTCCTGCGGACAGCGCGGACCGTTTCACAACACCCGATGGCAACCGCGTGGTCATCTGTCCGGCCCAACGCGTTGACGGTATTTCGTGCGACAAGTGCCGCCTATGCGCGAAAGGAAACCGTGGGTTCATTGTCGGATTCAAACCGCATGGAACGGGTGCCAAACGGGTGCAACGAATCACAACGGCCGGAAATTGACGGTCCGCTTCAATCTATCGGCCGTCGGTAGGTTGACACGTCTCTTCAATCTCAATCTCAATCAATCAAAACTTAATCAATCCAATGATCAACCGATACTCCGGCCAGTGCGTCCAATGTCACGAACAAGTCCCCGCAGGCCTTGGCACAGTCACCAAACGCAACCGCGCATGGCGCATAGACTGCAATGCATGCACCGGACGCATGGCGCAAAGCGCCGACATGGTCTGCGTCAAACTCTCATCCGGCTGGACAGGCACCCGCAATGCACGCGGACGCTGCGAAGACGCGCCGTGCTGCGGTTGCTGCTCTTTCTAAGTCTCAATCCACTCAATCAAACACGAATAAAACACCATGCAATCTATCCAAACAAAATACCTGTCAGCGACTGACTCCAAAGGTTCCCGCATTAAGGCAAAGTGCGCTCGCGGTTCAATCACCATTCCCTTCCCGCACGAATTGACAGGCGACGAAACCCACCGCGCCGCCGTTCTCGCGCTTGTAACTCGTTTTCTAGATGAAGATTCGGCCAAAGGCACGCCCCGCGAAACCAATTTTTGGAACCGCGCTTTTGTATCCGGCTCGCTCCCCGACGGCAGCATGGCGCATATCTTCACCACTTAATCTATCCCCGCGCATCCATGAATTATTACGTCATGCAAACCGCGCTTTCTAGCGGCTCAAAACCTCAGTTAGTCCAATGGTCAAAAACCGAATCGGACGCCGTCGCCTATGCGCGCCAGCAACTGGACCTTTGGCGTGAAGTAGGCGTTGCCAATCCCCCGCGCTACGAAGTCCACTACAGCGGCCTTCGCGGCTCCGCCCTCTGGTCTAGTCTGGACTGATAATCTATCCCCGCGCATCCAATGAATAAATCATCCTTCCTCTCTGAATACCGTAAATCCGTTTCCGCGCTCCCTTGGGCATCCAATTCCGACAAACTGGAACGGTTCCTAGAATCCTGCCGCGCAACGCTCGACGGCGCATCGACTTGGCAATACGACGGCGAACTATGCGTCAAAGCATGGCGCGCAATCGGCGGTAAAGGTAAGCCAACGCTCAAAGCTCTCCGCGCACTGGCCGAATGACCTATCCTCCGCGCCTTATTCGAAAGAGTAGGGCGAAAGGGTAGGCCACTCTATCCGCAACCAATCGAAAGTATGAATCCAATTAACGACACTTCCATTATCTGGGGTAATTCCAATACAGTAATCGCCATAGCCATGGCTTGCGGCTCAAAGCCGATTGTAACCCATTACAACGATGGGCAAAAGGTGACTTCTGTAGCGGTCAGTTTTGAAGGCGGATACGACGATTATAATGGATCGTGCGCGTGGGCCGAAGTACCGGGAGATTATCCCGGTAAACCAACGCGGTTTTCACCCCGTCCGGGAAAGTGGATGTCCGGAGTGCGCGTTTAATCAACTATCCCAATCTATCCGCAACCAATCCCGAATCATGAATCCAAAGCTAATCCCCATCCTTGAACGCATCATTGCTCGCGAGACGATCCTGCTATCGTTCCACGCGGACAACCTACCTCAGGCCGCGCTTGCCTATGTGCGCCAGCATTACCTCAACGACAATTTCCTTTGGCTCGCGCCTGACGAGCAGGACTTAATCGAGGAACTCCCTCCGTTCGCGGACAACCTATCCGAATCCATTCGCCCCGGCGGAGGTATCGGCAACCCCGATTCGTCCGTCTATCACCTATTCGACGACGGCTCTTTGTGGCTCAAAACCAACGCGTACAGCTCCGTCTGGACGGACGCGACAGACTTTGCCGTCGAGATTATCCTCCCGCGCATGGAATTATCCCGCATGGACGCGCAATTGCTCCGCGCCATCGAAATGGAAGATGCCGTCGAATCCGTTCGCGCCGACTTTTATTCATCCTTCGCCCATGTCCTTAACCGCGATTGTGGCATACCCTATTGCGACGCACGCGAACACTGGAACGCCTATTCGCGCCAGTTGGGCGACGGCGCACGCGAAGAAGCAGAGCTTGGCGGTTCCGAATCAGGCCGCAAGGAAGGTCTTCGTTTCGCAGAATCATTCACCGTCAAAGCCTGAACCAATGAAAACCCATACCCCCGGCCCTTGGCTTGTCCGATTCGACGAGGATCAATTCGACCCAACGCATTCGACTCTTAAGATCATCGATGGCCGTGAAGAATCGGTGAACCATACACACGGCGCGCTATCCCTCGCCTTCATCAACGTAAGCGCCTTCGCGCCTCACATGGACGAACCGCTTGCAAATGCCCACTTAATCGCCTCCGCGCCTGAATTGTTATCCGCGCTTGAAGCCGTGACGAAAGCCTATGTGGAACTGGTTCAGTCTGATTATCCGCCTTCGTGGAGTGCTGAGAAAGACAGTGAAGTCATCGCAGCACGTAAAGCCATCGCGAAAGCAAAAGGAAACGAGTGAAAACCAAACAGCCAACCTATCGCGAACTTTACCTGAGCGCCTATGCGGCCCACGCGCAAGAGGAGGGAAAATATCAGCGACTGCTTTACATCACGCGCAAGATTGCGAAAGCGATTCCCGCAGGGCATGAAGTCCTGAAAGATTGGGAAGATTGGGAAGAGCAAATCAAAGAAAACGAATAAAATTATGCCAAGAAATTACCTTAAAGACCCAAGCGACGGACCTTGGAAGCGTACCTTGGGCTTGTACACCGGATGGGAAATCATGGATTCCAATGGACATATCATCGCGCAAGTAATCGACAATACCCACGGCAAGCCAAACGCCCATTTAATCGCCTCCGCCCCCGATCTTCTCTCCGCGCTGGAACGTCTGGCGCATCCGATGGCCGACGATGACGATTTAGACTACGCTCGCGCCATCATCAGGAAGGCGAAAGGGCTTTGAGCCGCTCCGTTTATCCGGTAAATCGGGGGTGCGCGCATCCGTTCAACGCGTAAACGAGAATAAAATCATGCATCCATTGCTCTTATCCGCGCTTATCCAGATCGAATCCCACGGAAACGATCATGCCCGTGGCCGTCACGGCGAACTTGGCGCGCTCCAGATCAAACCGATCATGGTCCGCGACGTAAACCGCATCATGGGGACGCATTACGCGCACGCCCAAGTCACCAACCGCGCCGTCGCGACGTTCATCGCCCACGCCTACCTAAGCCATTACGGACGCAATCTCAGCGACGAATCGCTCGCACGCATCTGGCAAGGTGGGCCAACAGCCCTCAAGCGGTCCTCCTCCCGCGCCTATGGCCGTCGCGTCATGCGAAAACTTTCCTCTCTCGAAACAAACCAAACAACAGCAAAGAAATGAAACTAACCATCCAGTCCAAACAGAACGCCCAGACCATCGTGGACCTGTTCAACGCCATCCTAACCGGCGAGGAAGCCGAAAACGGCGCAACCCCGCTCTCAATTTACGACGACAACAAACATATCTGCTCGCTCATCGCGAAGGATGGCCATCAGATCCTTGAATTGATCATCGAGCGCGAGGACGGCGACGTGCTTTGCTCCAGTACACCTGATCTGGAGACGCTATGATAACTGGAACAA